CGTGAGCGCGCGCAAAAGATGCCAGGTGGCGATGACCCCAATGGTTTTGCGTTGAATCTGCTGGTAACCAAAGCAGCCGACGATGCCGGCCAGCGGTTGTTTCAGGCTGGTGAAATTGCTGAGCTGAAAAACGATGTGCTTGACAGTGATCTGCAAGCCATGATGCTCGCCATCATCACCAACCCAGAGGAAGGCAAAGAACTGGACATGAAAAGCGGTAAAGGCTGAGCTAAAGAAAGACAACCTGCTGCTGCTGCAGCTTGGAGTTGCAAAAGAACTTGGATATAGCTTGGCGCGATTAAACCAAGAGATAACGCTTGAAGAGTTGCTGATATGGTCTAGTTATTTTGAGCTGCAAAACGAAGAGCAAGATCGTAGAATGAAGCAAAGCCGTAGGTAAGTCGTGTCGGTTGTCGCCAACGTTGCCATTAACGTCGACAGCCGCAACGCGGTTAGCAAACTGCGCGAGGTTCAGTCGCAGTCGCAGCAAACAGAGCGTGCAATAGGTGGGCTGGGGAGCGCGATAGGAAAGCTTGCTGCTGCGTTTTCTCTTATTCAGGCAGCCAAGTTTGTTTTTGTCAGCACGGCTGAAATTGAAACCCAAACACGCAGCCTTCAGGTTTTAACAGGTAGCGCAGAAAAAGCTGGGCAGATCATCAAAGATCTGCAGCAACTTGGCGCAGTAACGCCATTTACCAGCAGTGAGCTGATTGATTCAGCTAAAAGACTGCAAGCATTTGGAGTTGAAACTAACAAGGTTGTAGAGACTACCCGCAGGCTGGCGGATGTCAGCGGTGCAACCGGCGCTGAGCTGCAAGGATTGGTCACTGCTTACGGGCAAGTGCAAGCCAAGGGCAGGTTGCAAGGCGAAGAACTACTGCAGTTTCAAGAACGTGGTGTTGCCCTTCAGCAGGTATTACGCGAAGAGTATAACCTAAGTGGAGAAGAATTTCAGGATGCACTAGAGAAGGGTCGGATCAGCGCAGAGGCGGTTGAGTATGCGATCCAAAAACTTACAACTGCTGGCGGTAAATATGCCGATGGGGCTGTAGCCCAAAGCGATACCTTGGCGGGCCGTCTAAGCACTCTTCAGGACGCCGTACAGAACCTTGCATCCCGCTTGGGTTCAATCCTTGCGCCTGCAATGCAAAGCATTTTGGGGCTTGCGATTGATATTGCCAATCAAGTTAATAATGTCTTTGAAACCATCCTGCTACAGCGCCAGCTAGGCGCAAATCTTTCTAATCAGCAACGAGATCGCTTGTTTAGGCAAGCGGGGCAAGAAGCCGAGCAAATCGCTAAGTTGCGTGGCGGTGGTCGCATCAATGCAGATCAATTTACGCAGTTGCGAGAAGAGCGGTTCCGCGATCTGATGCGTACTTATGGCTATCAGCAAGGAATCCTCAAGCCGCCTACTGCAACGCCTCCCGCTGCCGCCGCAACGCTGCCAGGGCTGATGGCTGCAACTGGCGGCAAAGGCCGGAAGGGCAAGTCTGACGCAGAAAAAGCGGCCGAAAAAGCAGCGCGTGAAGCGGAAAAGCTACGGCAAGAACTTGAACGGTCACTAGAAGTTGGAGATCAACTTGGCACGCAATTTAGTCGCCAAGCAGCGTTGCTATTTGAGGGATCAGAAATTGAACGCAAGCGACTGCAAATTCAATTTGATTTCCAGGACCGCGCTAAGCAAATTGCAGAGCTGAAGAATGCTGAGCAGCGCACCAACCTGAATCAGCTCAACGCCGAAATCCAGCGACTTGAGATCATTCAACTACAAACGGAAGAACTGAAAAAACAAGCAGAAGAAGCTGAAAAGCTCTTCAAGCAAGCGATGGAAGGTGCGGAGTTTGGCGTAGCAGGCCAAGGCACCGTTGCATCTGGCTTGAGTGATGCAATAGCCAGGCTAAAAGAGGATCTGAATCCAATCAAGCTGCAGATTGACGCGATCGTCAACGGCGCCAATGCAATCGGCAGTGCTTTTGGCCAAGCATTCCAAGATGTCGCAACAGGTGCTAAGTCAACGCAAGAAGCGCTAGCAGATGCGTTTGAAAGTATCGGCAAGGCATTTGTCAGCATGGCAGCTGAAATCATCGCCAAGCAGATGACCCTGATCATTCTGCAAACCATCTTTAATGCGTTAAGCGGCGGCGGCAGTGCTTTAGGCACAGCAAACAAGAACCTTACTGGCACGGGGGCACTTAAAACTCCGATTCCAGGATTTGCCATAGGCGGTCGCGCTAGCGGCGGCCCAGTCAGCAGCAACCAGCCCTACATCGTCGGCGAGCGCGGTCCCGAGTTGTTTGTGCCTGGTGTTAGCGGCAGCGTCGTATCCAATGCTGATACCCGCGCTGCACTAGCCCAGCAGGCCACAAACCGCCAAGGTAATGACACGCGGGCAATGTTGAATCAGCAAACTGCTAACCGTCAGATGAATGCTGGCGGCAGTGCAATGCAGCAAAAACCGATTGAGGTGAAATACGAATCGACCGTGATCAACGGCGTCGAATACGTCACCACTGAGCAGCATCAGCGTGGCATTGCGTTGGCAGCAGAACGCGGCAGGGCACTTACACTGCAAACACTGCAAAACTCAGTAAAAACACGTAAGCGCGTAGGTATGGCATGAGCACATTTGCATTCGTCAACTATGCACGCTTTTTGCAGGGTGATGGTACGCCAACCTCGCCGGTTTACGCCTATCAAAACTTCTCCATCAATCAAACACGCACGTACAGCAGCGTGACCTATGCGTTTGCGCCATTCGGCTACACGCTGGGTGCTGGCAGTAAGGGCGGCGACCGCAGCGAATCCAGTCTTGTTGCAGGATTGGATCCGATCAGCGTTAACATCTTTGCTGAGGCAGTTGAGTCGCGCTGGCTGCTGGACATCAAAACTGTCAGCCTTGACCCGGAAACCTTTGCTGATGATGCGTTAATTCGGTCCGAGCTGTGGCGCGTGGCGCAGTACGAAATGGACACCGAGCGTGTAATCCTGAAGCTTTCCAGTCCGCTAGACGCCACCAAGGGCGACATCCCTAAGCGCCGCCTAACCACTGGCATTGTTGGCGCCTTGCCCAGCACCGGCAACGTGGTGATCAGTTGATGGACTGGAAGCACTGGATTGGGCTACCTCATGAGTTTGGCGCCGATCCGGAAGACGGTAAGGCTGCAGATTGCCTGGTGATGGTGTGGCACATCTTGGATGACGCTGGCATTGCACACCCACAAATGAATGCACAGTGGCTGCAGCTTGCTGAGCAGAAGCGTTGGCCAGAGCTGGAGCAGTTATGGCGTGATGGCACCGTTGAACTTGATGGCCCGCAGCAGCACGCTGTAGCGCTGATCCGCAATGGCCCAGCCGGCCTTGGTGTCAGTATTGTTGTAGATGATGGGCTTTTGCTGGTGCATCACAGACGTGGCGTCCGCTGGGTGCCGCTGTCGTATATGCCAAGTCTTCGCTTTTACACCTTTCGCTGATGCTGCCTTCTGATCGCTACCTCGCAAGCCTGCTGGGTCTGACAGACGAGCAGTATCTGTATTTCAAGGCTGAAGTGGCGCGGCGTGCCAAGGAGCAGCCGGAGCCGGCGGTAATAGCAGGACTGGATCCGTTTACACAAGGTCTCATCTTGCTGGCTATTGGCATTGGCTTTCAAGTTGCCGCCAGCTTCTTAAAACCAAGCGTTCCGCAGCAGCAAGGCGGCCGGCCGGCACAGTTGCAGGCACGCAACCGCAGCGATGCGCCGATCACCAATAACCAGCGTTACACACCGCGCTACGGCTTCGACAGCACGCAGGACATCACCACACTGGGCAGCACCATCCCACTGGTGTATGCGTTGCGTGAGGCCATCAGCGGCACCACCTACGGCGGCGTGCGCGTAAGCACCCCGATGCTGTGGAGCCAGATCTATAGCCTCGGCGGTAGCCAACTGCTGCGTGCGATCTTCATGATCGGCGAAGGTCCGATCGGCGGCATTGACGCCAAAAACTTTGCGGCTGGCGGCAACACGCTGGCCAGCTACGACTTCGGCAACAGCACAGCCAACAGCGCCGGCAGCAGGCTCACCGTTTACGGCCGCGTCGGTAGTGGCCTAACCACACGCATTGCATCCGGTGATCAGATCTTCGGCCGTGCCGCTAACGCCGATGTGGGCAACGCGCAAAACGCAGGCGGATCCGATGTGTTCATGGTGCGCCGTGGCAGCAGCTGGGCAGCAGACTTCAGCAGCGCCACCAAGCCGAGCAATCAGACGATCTTCGGCGTCTACACGCTCATCGGCAATGACTTTGGCTTCAAGGTCAACCCGGTAATTCGCCCGCGTGTACAAGCGCAGTTGGTGCCTGAAGGCGAAGACGGCGATGCGCAGGTGAAGTGCAAGATCGACGATGTTGCGTGGGCGCAACGGAAGAAAGCACAGACCTATTTCAGCAGCCGCAGCGGATTGGTCAGCGGCAGCGTCGGCAGCGTCGGCAGCACAATTACCTACAAGCTCTATCCCAGTAGCGACAAGGACACGGAGTTCAGCCGCGATCTACGCACGCTGACCAATACGGCAGCATGGAGCGTCAGCAAAGAGCAGATCACAAAAGAAGGCGCTGCTGGTTACAACAAACCAGCAAGTCAAGACAGCCGCGCAAAGTGGGTTTACGAATACGACGATGAATCAGTTTCAGATCTAAAAAGCCGACTGAGTGCAACTGTCAACAGCGTAACAATCGACTCCGAAGGCATTGGCACGTTAAACGCAACTTTTACTTTTGATACAACTGGACTTGGCGTTTACGACGACAGCGATAATATCGACACCGATATTGAAGTGCTAAAAGCAAGTAAATTCCGCGTTACCTTCACCAATCCTGCCATCACGGACGACGACGACGAAGCGGTCTGCAAGTACACCGTCAAGATCAGGGTCCGCACAAAAGCAACCCAAAAGATTAAACGAGCAACGTTAAGCAACGTCAGCCTCAGTACAACCACGGCAGTTGTAGATGGTGTCACTGTTGTGACTAGCGTTAGCGCTAGCGGCGGTGGTGGTGACATTGACATTGATGCGGTCAATAATAATCAAACGCCAGTCTTCAGAATTCAAGATGGCACCAGCGTGACTGGCAATGGCACCATCACTGTCACCAAAAACTTAAAGTTTGATGCCACGCAGATTCATATCGAAAAGTGCGCAGATGTAGCCGGCACCGTTGCAGGCCGCCAGAAGACATGGGACGACGCGATCATCCCAGGCGAGCTTTACAAGGTCGGCTCAGCGCTTGCAATCTGCACTAGCCGCACGGATGACGTGTTTGTTTCAGAAGCCGATATATCTAGCGGCAGCGGCACTGAAATCACTGCGGTGTTTACGACTGTGCGCACTGGATCAGTCACGCTCAATACGCAAGCCAACATTGAGCGCGATGGCGATGACTACCTAGCGGGCAGTTACGAATTGCGCAACGTCGCCACAGCACCTGATGGTCATATCTTGCGTTGCGCCATCGCAAGCGTTTCAACCACTCGCCCATGCCAAGCAGTTGAGTTCGGTATCCGCTCGCGCATTGGCATTCGTATCAACGGATTCTGCAATCTCAAGGATTCGATCAGCTTTACCCAAGCTGATAATCGTGCCTGCCTTAGCCGCAAAAACGACATCATCGAGCGCGGCTCCACTCTCAAAGTGGATGTGTTCCAAAGCAACACGATCACCACTACAGAGGAGCGCTACAGCTTCTTCAAGATCGGTTACCGCGAAGCCGGTAGCGGCGGTGCATTCACGATCTTGAGCAACACTTATGGCATCCGCGGCGCAACACAGCAGAACGTGTTCAACTACGTGCAGTTGAACATGCCATCGTTGAAGCAGTGGGAGTTCAACATTGAACCGCTATCCGGTTTTGAGGTGCGCGCAGGCACTGGCATCAACACGCTCTACGTGCTTGATGCACGACTGAGCACCCGGCAGGTAGTGACTGATGGCTCGGTCACCGTTGCTTTCAATGGGGAATCAGTTCCTCGTACAGCCGAGCAATTTGCCATTGCCGCAGTCCGTGGCGAAGGCAAAGGCATCCCCGAGCTGGATCCAAGCAATTACGGCAGCGCAGCAGATCGCAGTTACCTCGACACATGGGGCAAGCTTGCGGAAGCCTTCGTCTACGAAGAGGCCCAAAGCAGCGCCGGCAGTGGACCTGAACACGAGGTGGTGTACATCAACGAGATCGTGCCGAATGCCACGGCACCGGTATACGACGACCTCGCCCTAGTCGGCATCAACGTGATGAGTTCGGTTGAATGGCAGCAGTTCGGGCAGTTCAGTTGCTATGTAACCGGCGGCAAGACCTGTCGGCGCCTGCGGAACAGCCTTGCGGTTGGCGCCACGCACCTATTCCCGGATGTGCTGCTGGATCTGATGACCAATGCCACCTACGGCGCTGGTGATCTGATCACCGATGAGATGATCGACCTTGACGCCTTTGAGTCGGCAGCGGATTGGTGCTACGACCGCAAATACTTCTTTGATGGCGTGCAAGCCGATCGCGTCAACCTGCGCCAGTGGGCAGCAGACACCGCAGCCGCCCATCTGCTGGTGTTTGGCGAGAGCGACGGCAAGTTTTATCTCCGCCCGGCCCTGCAGTTCACGGCAGTGCCGATTAAAGGCTTGTTCACGGCCGGCAATATCGTTGAGGGCAGCTTCAAGCTGCAATACCTCGAGCCTGAGGAGCGCGAGCCAATCCAAGTCAGCGTGCGCTACCGCGAAGAGCGCGCCAGTACTGATCTGACCAATCCCGGCATCTTCCCGACTGAACGCGAAGTGCTGGTGCGCGAGGCGATCGGCACCGCAACCGATCCAGTTGAGTCGCTTGATCTCAGCGATTACGTCACCAGCCGTGCCCACGCGATTGATGCCGCCAAGTTCATAATCCGTATGCGCCGCATCCCAACGCACGCAATCAGCTTCCGCACAACCCATGAAGGCGCACTAGCCAAGCTTGGGCCTAGCGACTACATCCGCGTGGCAATGGATGAGACGCAATACGACGAATTCAACAATGGCGTCGTCACCGCTGATGGCGCACTAGTCAGCACCAAGCCTCTGGCCGATGGCGCCTACAACGTGATCGCATGGGATGGCACAGAAGGCACGCCGCCAGCCGATGCAACGCTGACCGTAAGCGGCGGTGGCACCGTAGCCACTCCGGTTGGCGTGGTGTTCACCGTCAAGTTGCCGAGCACCCAGGTGCGCACCTACCAGATCGAGCGGATTGCGCCAGACGAAGAAGGCACGTTTAACATTGAAGCAGTTCACATGCCAACCAACGCCTCGGGTGTTCTGGAGCTGGCAAACGGCTTTGATACCGCCGGCAACTGGGTGATTGAGTGATGGCTGTCGCATTCCCAAGCATCACCCCAACCAGCCGCAGCTTTACGGCACCGCGATGGCCGACAAGCGGCATCACATCACAATCTGGCGTCACAACACGCAGGCTGTGGGGCAGCCGCCCATCGCAAGCGCAACTCAGCCTCGGCTTTGACAACATCACCGACGACAATGCGGCCGCTATTGCGCAGGCATACAACTCAGCCAAAGGTGCCACCACTGATCTGACGCTGCCCGCGGCATTGTTTAGCGGCGCATCCTCTACGCTGACAACATGGCTTGACGGCAGCGCAACCGGCGCAGGGTTGAAGTGGTTTTTTGCTGAAGAGCCGCCCAGTATCGAAAGCTCCGGCAGCCCTGGGCGCAGTAATGTGCGTGTGGCGCTGGTGGCTGAGCTTAGACTGTAGTCATGGCATACACAGGCGCTAACGGCAGCTTCACCATTAACGGGTACACCGGAGTGGTGCGTAACGCCACGGTAGACATCTCGCGTGATGCGCTTGAGACCACGAATCTTGGTGATTACAGTCGCACATATACGCCTGGCCTGATTGGAGCAACAGGTAATGCGACTTTCATCTACGAAGCCGAAATCAAAGGCAATTTAATTGCAAATGTGCTGAATACCGCTAGCTCGCGTGAGACGCCGATTGCGGTGACACTAACTGTTGGCACAGGGCAAACACTGGCCGGCAGCGTGTTCATCACGCAAGTCGGCACGTCCGTCTCTGTCGGCGACGTGACCAGCACCAATGTGGCATTCCAGTTTACTGGTGCGCCTAGCTAGCCATGGCAGTTCTTGGTACTAACGGCAAAATCGTTTTAAGCCGCTCGGCGCCAGCGCCAGTTGCGGTGAACGTTACTGCGCTGAACCAAGACAAGAACATCATCTCGTTGACAACGACAGGATTCCGCAGCGGCGATCTTGTCGAGGTTGCAAGCACAAATAATTGGCCAAACGCAAATCTGTACAGCGATCCGCTGATTCCAAGCTACGCCAATATTTTTGACTACCAAGACTATGCCGAGATGGTCGGTTATGGCACGGCATACCCTGCCGGACTGTTGCGCCCATTTCGTTGGTTATCGACTGAAAATAACGATGTACTGACAACAGAAGACGGCAATCTGTTTGCCGTACAGTCGGATGCAGACATCACGCCATATCGCAACCGTTTGTACGTGCACGTTGATGCGCTAAATCGATTGTCGTTTTATCGCACGCGAGCAGCAGCGCTGGCTGGCGCTAATGACGTGACGCGAGAAGACATTGATCAATCCGATTTTGCATTAGATCCTTCTGGTCAGATTGAATTGCGCCTAGTCAACGAATGGAAGCTAGAGGCTTGCCTGCAAAGCTGGAGCCTTAACCTCAACGCCAGCGAAATTGACACCACCGGATTGGGCGATCAATTCTTTGATGGTGTTAAGTCGCTGGTGCAAGGTGGCGGTACGTTTGATTTCTTTATTGAGCGCGAGGAACGCGACACTCGCAACACCGCGATCGTCAGTCGCAGCGAGTATGCCAACGCCTATGTGTTTTTTGGCGTTGAAGAAAACATTACCTACAGCGATGCTGCAGTGAGTGGCAGCAGCGCCGGAACAACTGCCTACGACAATGCCGAGGTAACGCCGGCTCCTGCCGCCTTCACCCTTGATGCAACCGCACTGGCAACGCTCGGTACAAGCAACGTGCTGCGCTTGCTGCTGAACACTAACGAGCAGGCGGAGGCTGAGGCTGAGTTTTGGATGATTGACGGAGATGCGCAAGACCGCACTAGCTATACCGGAATGCTGCTGCCTGGCGACCTGTACTACAAAGCGCAAATTATGCTGACGAGTAGCGCTGTCAGTGTTCGCGCCACGGATGTGATTATTGGTTCGGCAAACTTTGTGACCGTGCGCGAGGTGCAGTTGCGCGAAGGCTAGACTGCTACTCATAAGGCACTGTTGCCATGACCTATAAGATCACCCACAAAAACAGCACCGTATCAGGCACTCCGCCCACGGCGGGCGATATTGATGTGGGCGAGATTGCTATTAACTCAGCGGATGCTGAGCTATACACGAAGGACGCAGCTGGCAATATCCGCAAGTTTCAAAATACGACTACTGGCACGGCTGCGGGGGTGCGATTTACCCAGGCCGGTTCTGGTGCTGTGCAGCGCACCGTTGAATCAAAGCTGCAAGATGTGGTGAATGTTAAAGATTTTGGAGCGGTTGGAGACGGGGTTGCTGATGACACGGTTGCAATTCAGGCTGCCATTAACTCGTTACCTTCCCGTGGCGGAATTGTAACCTTCCCAGCAGGTAAGTTTAGGACTACTGCCAAGATAACAGTTAAGTCCTTTGTCACGCTTCAAGGTGCTGGAAAGTTTGGTGGCAGTAGTGTTTACGACCAAGGCAGCACAACTATTTATGGGAACCATTCCGGCACTGCTATTCTTAGCCTAGTTGGATCGATATCTTGCACAATATCCGACCTTGCCCTTCAAAGTGTAGAGGGTGGACCTTACCCTCAGTCTGGGCTACTTCTTGGTAGGTCTACTGCCGCAAGCGCTGGCTACCACTCAATCAAACGGATTAGCGTATACGGTAGTTTTACCGTGGCAAATATCTACTCTATTGCCAGTGAAGATAATTATTGGGAAGATATTAACGTCTGGAACTACGGCCAAAGCACTGGCAAGCATTGCTTCTATACATCTATAGGTAATAGTAATGTGACAATGACAGAACCCTTGGTCACATCGTCAAACATAGACAACGTATTTGTAAGGTTCTTTTTTGTCAATGCTTCCGAAGACGCAGATGCAGCCTGTATTTATCTGGATAATGCGGAGGGAATGGGTAGTTGGTCTTTTTTGGGTGGATATCTTACAGCGGCGGCGGGCTCCTATGTCACCATTGCCAATGGATACGTCGATGGGCTTTCAGCCTTAGGTCCATTTACATTTGTTGGCGTTAGTGGTGAAAGATTAGCAGGTGGTGATCCACTTTATGGTTACAGGTTGACTGCTTCTGGTGCATATGAATTGCGTGGACTAACAATTTCTGGTGGCCGTTGGGACTTGTCTGCTGGAACAAATCACTACAACATTTTTCAAAGTGCCAACCTTACCTTGGTTGCACCGAATATCGTAATGCAGCCTCCTGAAGCCTTTCCCTATGCATTATCAGATATTAAGTACGATAAGGTTAAAGGTGGTATTGTTAGTGTTGGCAGAGAGTATAACTACACAAATGTCAGTACATGGGGTTCAGGCTGGGCTAATGCTTACGGTGCCCCATATGCTCCAGTAAGCTTTAGGATTAATCCTGATGGGCATGTGATACTCAGGGGTACCGCTTATGGTGATCCAACTAATGCCATTTTTACATTACCTGTTGGCTATAGGCCAGCGGGATCTCAGTTTTTTTTCGCATGGACTACTGGAAATGTCATTAGGAGAATTCTAATTGGCACAAATGGGGTGTTAAGTGTTTTATCTGGCGCTGGTTCTAACATAGAAGTTGACTTGTCCAGCATTCAATTCAAACTTTGAGTTGAATGCCTTTATCCTACGCACCTTGATCCGATGGCCCTACAGTCTTCGCTGTCATTGCTTGACAATTTTCAGCAAACCATTCCTTTTGCTAATTGCTATATCAAAGTTAGCAGTGTCCTTTCGACTAAAGAGTATAGCACTATTACTTATTCAATCTACCAGCAAAAGGATGGTTTTCTGCTTCAGCAAAGCGTCATTAACTTTACTCTTGATCTTGATGGTTACAACCCAATTAAGCAGGCCTACTTTCACCTAAAAACCCTTCCAGAATTCGCTAACGCTATCGACTGCTAATCATGATCACTATTCTTGGCATCAAAGTGTCCTATGAGACGCTTGCCTTCTTGCTTAAGTAAACTGAAGGCACTTTGGCGCCGATGGATGGCCAACATCAAAATCTCCGAGCTAACTGCTCTTGCACCACCAGCCGCAGCCGATGAGCTGGTGGTGGTTGATGTGAGCGCTACTACCACCAAAAAGACCACTGTTGGCGAAGTGGTCAGCATCATCACTGGTGATGTAGAGGTCGCCAACGATGGCACTGCAACGATCAGCGAGCTGCCGGTCAGCAAGCTGCAAGATGGTGCGGCCCGTCAGTTGCTGCAGACCGATGCCGCTGGCACAGGCGTTGAATGGACATCCAACGTCGCTCTGCCAGGCACGCTTAGCGCCGGTGGTGATGTTAATTTCGATTCCGGGCTGATAAGAACTATAGCCAGCACTAACAGCATTGGACTGTTTGGTGCCACGCCTGCAGTTCAGCCAAGCGCTATTGCCAATATCACTACAACTGCGACTACTGGCACGTTGCCTACAGCAAACGGCAGCGTTACCATTGCCGACGCCGCGGCTCCGACCGTAAGCGAGCTGCTGGAGTATTCAGTGGAGCTTGAGGCAAAGCTGGAAGCTGCTCTGGCCGCACTGCGCACGCTTGGCGTAATCGCAACTTGATGGCAAAAGAGTTGGCCGGTGACGGGTCCTCACGCGGTGCCCGCCTCACCGCAGCCGGCCGCTGCGGTACCGCCTAAACGCCTCAAAAGGGTTTAGGTGTCAAGCTTAGCAGGTAGCTAAGCTAATTGCATGATCGAGCTGATCGCTGCTATCGCCGGGGCGTCGATCTCCGTTGCCGCGATGGGCGCAATGGGCTTTAGCCGCCGCAATGACGAAGCGCGTGATGCGGTCATTCGGTTGACCAGCGCAGTAGAGCACATAGCCACGCAGCTAGAAGTGCTTCACACCGACATCAAAGAAGACCGCAAGGAGACTTTCACGCGGCTCAACACGGTTGAGCAAAGGGTATCTAAGCTAGAGGCACGGCCGCCTGCTTAGCAATGGAGTTTCTTTCGCATCCTGCCTTCTGGATCTGCGTCGCTGCTGCCAGTGAGTTGATTGCGCTGTCGCCTCTGCGCGATAACAGCATCATTCAACTGGTGTTTCATGCGCTGCGCGCGCTGAAAGGAAAAAAGCTCTGATCAGCTTTGGCAAGCTCGGTTGGCAGCGTCGACTAGAGCAAGCTATCCGTCAGTGGTGGTTTGAGCTGACGTTACCGGCCAAGCTGGATCAAGCCGAAGCGGAGTGGCACGCAGCGCAACCTGCGGAGCCAGAGCCGGTGATCACTCATCACGCGGTTGACGATAACCTGCAGACAGGCGAAAGCCGCAAACTTGGCGGCGCAATGGAGATCAAATCACCATGGTCAAGCTGAGCGATCTGTTTAAGTACTACAAACACGGCACGCCACATCAAATGGCGGCCATCTCTGAATTAGAGGCTGAGCTATTAAAGGTTGCACCTGAAGTTTTTAATAGGGATCAGCCGTGGTACAAGACATGGCAGGCTGGCGGCAAGCTGCATAATTATGAGCCAGCTATAAAGCTCATTAAAGAGTTTGAGGGCGTGCACCTTAGCGCTTATCCAGATCCGCTGCATGGATGGGATGTGGCAACGATTGGCTATGGAACCACGCGGTATCCAGATGGCCGCAAGGTGCAACGCGGTGACAAGATTACCGTGATTGATGCCGATCAGTTGCTGGCGCTTGAGGTTGAGCGCATCGCCGCAAAACTGCGCAACAGCGTGCCGTTTTGGAATGAGATGACAAGCAACAAGCAATGCGCGCTGATCTCCTTTGCCTACAACCTTGGCGCCGACTTCTACGGCAGCACTGGTTTTGAAACCATCAGCAAATGCCTTTTCGGCAAGGACTGGCAGGCAGTGCCAGCGGCGATGGAGCTATATCGCAACCCAGGCAGTGCCGTAGAGGCAGGCTTGCTGCGTCGCCGCCGCGCAGAAGGCAGGCTATGGATTGGGGAGCAGCAGCAGGATCCAGCAAAGCTGTCGCCCAATAGTGCATTTACAGCTCGTATTACACCGCACGTGCAGCTTGGTGAGTTTGCGCTATTTCAAGAAGCACGGCGCTTTGATCATCAATATCAGCTCGACACAGCAGCGGAGCTAGCGGCATTACTTGAGCGCGCACGTGTCAAGTTTGGTGGCAAGCCTGTGGTCATCACCAGTGGCTATCGCCCGCGTGCCATCAATACAGCGGTAGGTGGCTCCAGTGGCAGCGAGCACCTATATGACGCACCTGACGTTGGTGCGGTTGATTTCTACATCCGTGAAGTCAACATCAACCATGTGCAAGAGTGGTGTGATGCCAACTGGCCGTATTCACTTGGTTACGGCGCACCTAAAGGGTTTGTGCATTTAGGAATGCGTCGCGGCAAGCCAAAGGTACGATGGGATTATTGAAGCCACTGCGTGGATCACTGCATTGATGGCGCAAACCTCATCCCAAAGCGCAGTGCAAAACATAGATTTAGACAGCAAATCTTTGAGGCATGGCAGCATCAATGTGCTTACTGCGGAGATGCAGCTGACACGTTAGATCACGTCAAGCCGCGCCATAAAGGTGGCGCTACTGTGACGACTAACCTTGTGCCAGCTTGCAGGCCATGTAATCGAAAGAAGGGCAGCGAAGAATGGCAGCAGTGGTTCAATCAGCAGGATTCCTATCTGCTAGATCGTGAGCTTGCTGTGCTGCATTGGATTCAAGCATCTGATGATAGAACACCCTAGCCTGCCATTCTTGCTGGTGATCTTTACACATTCCCGCTAGGCAGACCCTCCAGACGTTCCCTACTTTCTGTATTGTTGGCTCCAAGTGGGGTGCCTGCCAGCGGGTTGCCTATCAGCATACGAAGGCGGCTAATGCCACGTTTTTGTATTTCGCACATGCGCGCACGCGATAGGCCCATGCGCTTTTCTAGGTCATTCCACGGCACTGGATTGCGACTGTTGCGTGCGTAGATGATTTCACGTGTGCGATCATCTAAATGCTCATCGCAATAGTCGCGCACTGTTTCAAGCTGCCAATCGTATTCAACGTCGTATTGTCTTTTATCGGCAATGATGTCAAGAATGTTAGATGATTCATCTTGCGCAGGCTTGTCAAGGCTTGTGACCCGATACGACTGTTGCAATGTGTCAGATATCACCTTAGGGGTCACATCAAGCACTGCGGCAAGCTCCGCCATAGTTGCTGTGCGTCCATGCTCTTGCGCAAATGCCTGCGCTGTCTTGTTCAGCTTGATCAGCATTTCATGCACGCCAAGCGGCAGCCTGATGATTGGATCGTATTGAATCAATGCACGCCCGATGGATTGACGAATCCACCAGTAGGCGTAGGTGCTGAATTTGTAGCCGCGAGTGTAGTCAAACAGCTCAACAGCGCGCGCAAGGCCGATGTTGCCCTCCTGGATCAGATCCAGCATGTCAAGCGTTTGCGTGTTGCGCCTGCTGTACTTGCGTGCAACATGCACTACAAGCTGCAGGTTGGATTGCATGAACCTTTGCCGCGCGCGCTCACCGCTGCGTAGTTCGCGGCGTTCTTGTGTCGTTAAAGGTCTTTCGAGATCCTTTAATTCTCTCCACTTTGAGACTCGGCGGCCAAGTTGTATTTCTTGTTGCGGTGTGAGTAATGGATACCGCGCGATACTGTTTAAGTAGTCGCCAATAGCGTCAGACATGGAGAATCCGTTAGTGCATACAATGGAAGCACAATTCCACGGTGCTGCCAATGCCGCGCAGCTACGTGCGTTACATGCTGCAGCAGATTGGGCAGGACTGCTGGAATATGCGCTGTTGATAGCCGAGCAAGAAGCAAGCCAGCGGTCTCAAATCCACTGGCTTGCACAAGAAGCGTCGGCAGCGTTGCGGACTGGCCTAGAGCAGTGGCACCTAGATGCCGCTGAGGAACTGCTTCGAGGCCGTCGTCGTGAGATCTGAGTTGTAATGGCCAGTGACGCTGTAGCTGGTCACCGGCTGCTGGCTCATGCGGAAGAACACCATCTGCCCGATCTTTAAGCCAGGCCAAAGCGGCAGCGGCAAGATCTGGCGTGAGTTCTTCAGTTCCAAGGTCAGCACGCTGCCGTGCCATCCAGGATCGGCGTAACCGGCGTGCAGGTTTTCGTAGCCTTCGCGTGCGCGGCTGGATTTGAGGAAGAACAGGCCAGCGATGCTCTCCGGCATGTTGAACACTTCAATCGTCTGCGCAAGAATAAATTGCCCAGGCTTTAGCTCGTAAGGATTCTCTGCCGTGCGTCCTGCAATGCTGAGCGGCCGCATGTTCAGGTTTTCGGCGGACTCGATCATGATCGTGTCGCCAAGCCGCAGATCAAGGCTGGCGGGATTGATCAATGCTTCGTCGTAATTTGGCACCATGCCGTCGGTGCACAGCGCCTTGATCTCGTAGTCGCAAAGGATGGTCATTGGTTGAGTGGGTAGTGAACTTGGCTACTGGGCTTCAAGCTCGTCTGCGATGGCAAGCAAATCATCAACGCAGATCCATTGCCGTGTTGTGTGGTCTGCTTCGCGGATTTTCTGAGCGTGGCAGTGATCCGCAGCAGCTCGCAGAGCGGCGGCAAGACAGTCACCGTAATCAATGAACACGCCGGGAACGTCTTCATTGAAGGCTTCCCAGACGGCAAGAGCGGCAGGTGAAAGTTCAGTCATGGAAGTCACCGACTGGGCGAGGTAGACGCGAGCTTCGACGGCCAAAGCATGTGTTTCGCGTCGGTCATCCATCAAGAGCTGCCGGTAATGATCCAGCTCATCAGCCATGCGGGCGCAAAGCGCTCGGAAATCAGTCATCGAGTTGCTCCAGGGCGCGGCGGATGGGTTCAATAATGTTTGGATCCGTTGTCCGATGTTGCAACGACTCCAGAGCTATAAGCGCCTGTTCCTTCAAGCTCGGCGGCGTGGGGCGGCGGGCGGCACGGAATTCATTGACAAGTTCTGGATCGGCTTTGAGCCACTCACAACACGCCTCCAGCTCCTGGTCAGCACCCCATTGGGCGGCTTGAGTAGCAATGTCTTGCAGCTTGGTAGTAGTGACAGTCACCATTACGCACGGAGACAATGCAGAAAACTCTGGCGCCTCTCGCCACTGCTTCACCAACTCAGGTGGTGGGGTGATGGGATGTTGTTGTGTCATGGGTGATTAGTGGTAATGGTTACTGGGCTTCAAGCTCGTCAGCGAGCAAGCGCAGTTGTGAGCAATCAACAACCTCCACATCAAGGAGCTTGTATTTAAGTTGATCCGCAGCAGCACGCAGGGCGGCGGCGATGGCAGTTGTTCGCCTGGTCGCCAATTCACGTTGGTTGTATGCAGTTAGCACTGCCTGCGCGGCGGGGGAGAAGTCAGTCATTCAAGCCAGCTCCATGCAATGCGTTGGCAGATGCGCCATGCGTGTTTTTTGTCGATGCCGTAGCGTTCTGCCAGTTGTCTGTAGCTGTTACCAGCAACACGCAACTGGCGCAGCTCGCGCACGTGATCTTCTGTAAGAAACGCGGCGTAGTTTGCCTCGCCGCGCTTAAATGGATCACTCATCTACATGCAGCAGCAACCTGCGCATGTACCAATCAGCCTTGCCGTAATCTTGATCAGCATTACCTTTGTGCTCAGCACGCCACAGGTATTTGATGACGTTGCCTTTGCAGTAAGCGCGGAAGCCATCATCACCAAGTGCTGCCTTGATAGCTTGGATGCACTCAATGTCGCCGTGCTTGTAATGCGGCGGATGGTTGATAAGATCACTCATCACCTAAAGCCTCTGCCATATCGCGCTGGATCAGATCAGCAATGCGCTCTTGATACAGCCCGGTGTAGGTGCAGCAGGTTCGGCCGCTTTGCTCGTACAACCACTGCAGGTAGTCATCACGGCGCTGCTCAGTTTTGTGGTTGATCATCTTGCATCAGCTCCAGAAGTTCAAGAATATGCGCGGCAAATGCCACGTGTGTCATCACTGCATGGGTGCCGGGAGGGCGCCCGTAGGACGCCTCCCACCACTCCTTGAATGCAATATCAAGTGTGGTTTGATTCATCAGAACACAGGCTCCTCGCTGGTGGTTGCTGCGCCGCGTGGCATGAATTCAAAGCGCTGGATGCTGAGCACATGCTTGCTGCGCTTGGCACCGGTTTCCTTGTCGTTCCACTCTTGCCGGCGTACGGCACCGGTCACAAGAATGCTGTCGCCTTTTTTGAGCTTGTCAACGATCAGCTCAGCGGATTTACCCCAGATTTCGCAGTCGATTGCGTTATTGATCCAGTTGCCGTCTTTGTCTTTGCCCTCTTGGATGCCGCCAGCGAAGTTAGCAACCATGGTGCCAGATTCAAAAGCGCGCAGTTGCGGATCGGTGATGATGCGAACAATGCCGGTTGCGTAAAGGCTCATGTCAGTTCAGTGGTGTGATGCCATTGGCTTCTTCAAAAGCCAAGACTTGTGCGAGGAAATAGCGGACACGTGGCGTGCCAGCCGGTAGGCCAATGCGTGGTGCAGTGACGTAAGCAGGGCCAATGCCGCGTGCACGTTGGTTTTTAATGGCTGCTGGCTTCAAGCCCCAACGTGCTGCCAGCTCATCAGTAGTAAGGAATGGTTCAGTCATCAGCGAAGGGATCCTCCGATGGCGTGTCGGATAGAACCGCTTCGCGCTCTACAGCAAGACGCAGCAACTCATCGTTCTGCTCATCGCTGAGATCAGGCTTGCGCTTATCCATGCGCGCTACCACCTCCTGCAGCTTGTCCAGCGTGTCGGCCTTGGCAATCGCAGCCTTGCCGGCTTGGAACAGCTTGACATCGCCTGCCGGGAGCGCGGGTGCAGGCGCAGCGGTCACCGTAACCGGCTCCACCTCAGCCTGCTGCATCTCATCGGTGCTGTAGACACCAGACATGTCAGCAGGAAACGCCTTACGCAGTGCCAATGCCTCAGAGCATTTGGCGATCATTGCGGCGCCCATCTTGGACCACAAGCCTTGGCCGGCGTTGTAGTCAGCAAAGCGTGCCACACCTGTAAATGGATGGTTGGCACCCTTGCGCCAGATAGTGGTCTTGGCCGCGGCAGGTGGCTTGCTGCCTAGCCATACATCAGTCCACTGGCCGTCTTCACCGCACCATTCGGTGATGCTGCCGTCAAGCTGGCCGGTGCGCTCGGCAATGGCACGCAAGCCGTCGATGCCGGCTTGGATGGTCATCTTGCCGCCACGCTTGATGGCGTAGATCTGCTTGCTGAATGGATCCAGTCCAGTGCGCTGGCAGGCGTAGGCAAACAGTCGCAACTCGTCATTGCTGCAGCCAGGCGCAATGGTGGTTGAGATCAGCTGCGTTTGCTCTGGTGTCCAGAGCGTGATGCTAGAAGTCATCGGATGTGATAGTTGGGTTGGCAGTTAATGCCCATGAAGGCAGGCTGAGCGCTTGGCACGTGTCGCCGTAGCCCGGCCACTCCTTGGTGGCTTGGCAGTCGGCAATCACGCGCATGTCACGTTGCCGTAGCTCATCACCAGCAGCCAAGGCCGCGGCGTCAAGCTCGTAGACCGCAACCGCGTACGGGGCAGTCTTCTCAACGGCAATGAACACAAACCGCTCAGCACCGTGCAAGCCGGCTAGGTAGTGGCTCGCTTGCACATGGTAGCGGAAGGTAGCCACGCTACGGGCAAAGGCGGCAAGGCTGGCATCCGTGGTGGTCTTGAGGTCAACCACCATGGCACCGTCGTACCAGTCAGGGCGGCACTTGCACCGCAGCCCAGTGGCGGCGTCATCCCACCAGAAGGACTGCTCAGCCTTGCCATGGGCAAGCAGTGCTGCTGCTGCAGGGTGCACGCGGACGCTGGCAGCCATGCTGAGCGCTAGCGCCATATCGGACTGAGTGACGGCTTCAATGCCAGCAGCAGCCATCCGCTCTGCTTGCTCCTTGCCGGCTTTGGTGTTGCGTGGAGCGCAGACGCCATAGCGGCCCGCTAGCTCACTGGGCTCAAGCACTGCGCAATGCACCAGTGATCCAAGCCGCATGGCAGCAGTCGGCTCGGGTGCGCTGCGCTTGGGGTCGAGGTAGCGGCTCCAGTAGTGGTAGGGCGACTTGGCTACTGCGTGCAGGTGCGAAGCGCTGACGGCTGGGTCGGCGTGGTAGTCGGCGTTGCTGGTCACGCTGCTGCTCCACTGCGCATCTGGCGGTGCATCCGGCTGGCGGTGCCGTAGGTGGCGACCAGCTCAGGGAACGCATCCAGCAGTCGGCGCTTGTTGCCGGGGTCAGCCTTGAGGCCAGCGTGCGCTAGCGCTTGGAAGAATCCACCGCCGTGCTGGTAGGCGGTGGCAAATGTCCAGTAGATGTCTGCTTCAGTCATGGCTTGAGTTGCTCTTGACAGGCGTGATGGCTGTAGGCGGGCTGCTGGCGGCCGGTGTCGTAGGCCATTGCCCAGACACCGAAGATGATTGCCAGCACGGCAAAGCGGTTCAGGTTGTTCATGCCATCAGCGCCTTACGGACGCGATAGGTGGACAGGTTCAGGCGGTCGGCAATGCGCTTCTGGCTCAGGCCAGTGCGGCGCAGTACGCGGATGCGGCGGTCATCTGAGGCGGTGAGCCAGTCGATCACGGCGACTACTACCAGCAGCGGCAGTAGCAGTTTCCAGATGATCAGCAGTGCGGTTGTGAGCATGGTTGGGGTCGCAATGTGTGGTTACCGGATTGGGAGCGGCTCCGGCGGGCCGCGTGGGCTCAGTCGTCGAGCAGAGTCTGGTCAAACCACCAGCAGGTTTTGAGGAAGGCGTTAGTGCGGGCCTCCTCCGCAGCGCGCTCAGCGCGGTCACGCTCGCGGAGGCGGATTGCGCGAGCCAGTTGCTCGGCTTCGGTGAGGCGGGGTTGTTTCTTGGTCATGGTTCTCGGGTTGGGGTGCAGGACTGGTTGCCTGCTGTCCCCATATCCTACACCATGCGCATCCGTGGTCAACCGTGATCAGTAACGGATCGACACAGTTGCGGTGCCATCTAGCGGAACGCCTAGTCGGTATGCGGCGCCAGCGCTGAGATCCAGCGACCCGCAGTCGCAGCGGTCAGTAACTGGCACGGTGAGCAGGCGCCCGCGGTGTTGCACTGTGACGCGAGTGCCGCATGGCAGCCATGGATGGGCGGCTGACACGTCCCAGTGGCGGTAGGTGCCGCCGCAGTACGTGGTGCGCCCGTGGTACCAGCCGTCGTAGACGGTGGCAGTCACCTGCCGGGCTTGAGCAGGCGACAGCAGCAGGATCGCTGCAGTGATCAGTGCACGCATGATGCTTTAGGTGATGAGAATCCGGGGCGCACTATCCGGCTTATGGCCTCAATCTGATGCCCCCGAAGGGGCGGTGCCCTTAGAACCACTCCTCAAGCGCGGCCTGGGCGTTGCCCAGATCGTGCTCGATTGAGTCAGCCAGCGCAATGGCCTCTTGGGCCACCGTGAGCAGCTGCTCGGTGGAGCGGCTCCACGCCTCAAAGGCCGCGTCCACCTCAGCGATTAACGCTGCGGTTTCGGCCTCGCGGGCGAGGGCGTTGCGGGTGATGTCGTCCATGGGATCTCCGGTTGGTGGTTGAGCCCCCGGCGGGACTCATGGGTGCCGGGTGAAGGCCACCACCGGAGCGGGACGACTCCCGCGAGTATTCGGTTTTCAAGGATCAATGGTGTGCCGGGCCAACCGGCGGTGCGGGCTTATCCAGGCCCTGTTGAGCTCGATTTTTACGGGTCGTGTGCTCCGTTCCCCGGCGGTTGAGTTTTGCGAGTGGGCCGCTCCCCTCGTGATGTCATCCTACACCATCGGCAACCCTGATCAACCCCGTGCAACATCTCTTAATAATGTCGCTGCATCCTCCACGCTGCGCGCCACGCCAGCAATGCCGCCAGCCGCCTGGACTGCATCCAACCACTGCTGCTGCTCAGGGCGCAGCCTGCCGGTTGCGGTCTTGACCTCTATAGAGGCGAACACCGCCACCTGAGTGCCAACCATCTCCGGCGTGATGGTGACGCGCTTCCAGCCGATCAAGTCAGCGCTGCCCTTGCATAGGCCGAACTGCACTGGGCGACCGTTGGCGTCCTTGAGCGTGCCGGTGTTGTTGCGGAACAGGCGCGTATCACCGTTGCTACAGGCAATGCGGATCTCTTGCTGGATGGTTTGCTCAGATGCCATGCCTCTTAGCCAGTCGCGCCTGGTAGACACGTTCCGCCCATCCTCGCTTGTAGCCGCGTTGCTGCGCTAGCTCGCGGAGTGCATCCAGGTCGCGGGCTGAGGATTGCTCACGCCGCTTAGCCACTGCCATCTCCACCAACTCACCATCCACCTGCCGCAGCTCGCGGCGTTCCTGTGGCGCAAACACATGACCGCATTCGCGGCATACCTGCACCGCACTGGCACTAGTGGCGAAGCACTGCGGGCACACCTTGACTGATGGCGCCTGCTCGCGGTCGCGTTTGCGCTTGCCATCAAGAGTCCATTCATGCACTGCCAATGGATGATCAAGCCGTCTGCAGTTGTTTACGTGGTCAAGGATTAACAGATCACGCTTGCCAGGTGCAATCCGCAACCCCCGACCATTGCCTTGCAACCATGCCGTCAAGCTTTGCGTTGGGCGCAGCCAGATCACAGCATCAATCTCAGGCACATCAACGCCTGCAATCCACAGTTGCGCACAAGCCACAAGATCAAGTCTGCCTGCACGCAGGCCAACTATCGCTTCGCGGCGTTCGGCATCATCGCTGTCACCGTGAACTGCCATTGCTCGATAACCAGCGCGTTTCCATTGCTCAGCAACTGCCTGCGCGTGCGCAACAGTCGTGCAAAACGCAACGCCACGTCGACCGGCGCATAGCTTCTTCCAGTGGCTCAACGCATCACCAACAACTTGTGGCTTTGACAAGATCTCGCTTGCCTGCCCTTGGTCGTATTCACCAGCGCGTGTGCGTAATGCAGATAAATCAACTGCTGGCGGGGCGTAAACACGCACCGGAGCCAGCAACCTTTCATCAATCAGCTCGGCGCTGCTGCACGTCGGAACCAAGCAATCAAACACTTCACCTAGCCCGCGCCCATCCAGCCTTTGCGGCGTGCCAGTAAGCCCCATCAACAATGGGTTACCTGCTGCTGCAATCACCTTGCGGTAGGACTCGGCTACCGCTAAGTGGCATTCATCAACAATGATGAGATCAGGCCGCGGCAATCTTGGACGACGCACTGCTGTTTGCACCGCAACAACCTGCACTGGCTTTGTGTAGTCAGCATGAACGCCAGCTCTGATCTGACCGTGCGTGATATTGGCACGTTTTAGCCGTTGACTGGTGTCGTCTAATATCTCACGCAAATGCGCAAGAAACCACACCTTGCGGCCTTTGCCAATACTGAGCCGCACAATCTCAGCAGCAGTTGCAGTTTTACCAAAACCAGTTGGCGCCACCAGTATTGGTGCGCGTGCGCCGTTAGCGTAGGCGTTACGCAGATCATCAAGTGCCTTTAGCTGACGTGGGCGAAGTTGGGTTAGCAGCATGTCAGCAAGCTCATCTGCTGGTGGATTGCGTTGCGCTGTATTGCGTTATTTGGAGCACTTAAAACGCCAACTACAATAAATGCGTTGCGCTTCGTGGCTAGGTTACCAATAATAAAATACGGATTGCGGTATCCATAAATTGACTGGAATGGGTTACTTCGTCCGGTCCGTATTGCCTCGTATACATCCCAAGCAACTACCGTTTTCTCAAAAGATTTCTTTACCCCGTCAACCATGCGATGACCTTTAGCTTTGACCTTAAAGTCTGGATACCAAATACCTTTCTCGGCCATTAGCTTGCATCGCTCAAGTTCTTTGGCGTCACTAGCTTCATTTGGAGAAAGATGCTCTTGCACTAACTTGAAGCCGCACATTGGTATCAATACTCCAATACTTGACCTGTCTTCGTTTAGCTCATGCTCGTATTGGTATTGGCGCAAAATTTTGCCGTGCAGCTCTGTTTGCTCTCTTTGGCTAACAGTAGCTGACCTGCCCAAAACTGAGCCATAGTGCCATGTTTCCCTGCGGTTATCGTTTGTCAGCCTTTCTTTGTCGCCTTCAAAAGTAAACCGTTGCCAGCGTTTGACTGCTGGCGTCCGGTCTAGCTGAAACGGCAGGCAAAACCGCAGGAAAGATTCAGTCGGCTCATGAAAAGCGATTGTGCAAATATGTGGCTCGCGTTTGCGGCCAGCGATAACCCGTGCCTGCGCAAGGCAAATGCAATCTTCAAAAATCATCAGATTGCACCTTGCTAGCCAAGAAATCACCGTGACACCGTTGCGGGTAACACCAGCAACCAAGAACCTTGCCGCGCAATTCTTCTATGCGATTGTGCAAACTAAACTTGCGAGGAAAAAAAATCTCGTAAGAGTCGCAAACAGTGTCCCGATCACCATCTGCTGGCATTTCGAATGGATTACCCCAGTCGCTATTGCGATCAATGCGGGCAAAGCGACCTGTAGTTTTTGCCCAGTGCAGCAATGCTCGATCGCTGTTTTGGTGCATGTTGGCAACTACTGTGCCGCCAGCTTCTACAGCAGCCTTGCGCTGTAGTTCAGATTGGCTCCATTCATATTCGGGCTTAACCTCCTCAACGGCGCGAGTAACGATTGCCTCAGTCAACCTGCCATCGTTTTCTTGCTTAGCAATGTCTTGAGCCTTTTCGTATGCGGCAACGAGTGTTTCTTCGTCGTTTTTGACCGATACAAGGGGGCGTAGGTGTGTTTCGGGGATGTCGCCAATTTGAAGATTAGGCCCCCCGGGGCCTAGCTCCCTGAGGCTCGCCTCAACCTGTGCCGCGGCAAGCTGTTTTCGGATTGTCCTAGCGTGCAGTTCTGGAAACTCAGCCATGCAGCACGCGGCAAAGCTGCGGTAGCCAAGCGCCTTCCAGCCCTTGCGGCGATCAAGCTCGTAGATGCGAGCGCGGACCGTGTTGATGCCGCGCTTGATGTCCGTGACTGCTTGCCTAGCCTCGTCTTCGCTCATGTCTGCCGAAACCTCGGCGGCTTGGGTTGTTGCAATGGCCATAGGTTGGTGACTCCGAAGGGACTTGCACACAGTAGCCGATCCGGTTACGATGCGCAAGCCATCCGCAAAAACTCATGCCGCTCTGTCCGCCTTTTAGCCTGCGATTGACGCGGGAGCAGATTGACTGGCTAGATCGCTGGTCAGGTGATGAGATGTCCAGGGCTACCGCTATTCGGCTTCTGATTGCCGAAGCCATGAAGCTCCACAGTCAAGGCGTTTTGCCTGCAATCAAATGAGCATCGCTGAACTTACCAACGGCAGGTGGCCTGACCTGCTGGCGCATTTTTGTGGCTTGACGCCAGACCAGTTATCCGACAAGCACCAGCCCTGTCCGCTATGTGGCGGCAAGGATCGCTACCGCTTTGATGATCAAGACGGCAGCGGCTCTTGGTATTGCAACAAATGCGGCGGCAAGGATCAAACAGGTGGTGGTGGTACCGGCATGGATCTATTCATGCGCCACCAAGGCTTGACCTACGCCGAAGCCTGCCAGCGTATTGAGCAGCATCTAGGCATTGCCAAGCCGATGCCAGATCCGCCATTACCGCACGGTAAGCAGTTCTGGCAGTACAGCAGCACGTTTTACGTTGTCCGCAAAGACAAGCCAGATGGCGGTAAAGACATCCTGCCTTTGTGGTGGACTGGCGAGAAATGGTTATGGAAAGCGCCGCCGGCGCCACGTCCGCTGTATGGCAAGCGCCAGTTAGCGCTTAAGCCCAATGCACCGGTGCTGGTAGTTGAAGGCGAAAAAACCGCTGATGCAGCAGCACTTCTCTATCCATCCGCTGTGATCGTCACATGGCCCAGCGGCTGCAAGGCTATCGACAGAGCCGACTGGTCACCGCTGGCGGGCAGGCGTTGTGTCCTATGGCCTGACGCTGATGATGTCGGACGTGAAGCCATGGCAAAGCTGGCAATCCGGCTTTTGAAGGCTGGCGCTGATCAAGTGCGCATCGTCCATCCACCAGCAGATGTGCCAGAAGGATGGGATCTAGCCGATGCCGACTGGAGCGTGGCCGCGGCCGCTGCATATCTCAAGCACAACCGCTCCGCACCGATTGAGTTGCCGGAATTGGTGCCAGAACCCGATCCAGAGCCAGCCATTGAGCCAGATCCACTGCCGGATGGCAATGACTATTTCACGTGCCTTGGCTTTGATCATGACGCCTTCTATTACCAGCCGCACAGCACTGGCCAAGTAACCAGGCTGTCGCGCTCAGCGCATACCGGTACCAATCTCTGCGCCATTGCGCCGCTCGCTTATTGGGAGTCGCTTTACCCATCCAAGACCGGTGCGAACTGGACCGCAGCGGCCAGCAGTCTGTTTGAACGTCAAGCTGCTGCTGGCATCTACTCACCAGATCGCATCCGCGGCCGTGGTGCATGGTGGGACCAGAAGCAATCCGTATTGCACCTAGGCGACCGGCTTGTATTGACCGATCAAGAGGCATCCATATCCTCCGGCATTGCCGGCAGTCGATACCTCTACCAGCGACTTGGCAGCTTGCGCGGTCCCGGCAAGGCGCTGCCGCTTGCTGATCAAGATGCGTATCTGCTGCTGGAGCTGGCGGGGCGGTTCAAGTGGGAGGTGCCAGCGTCTGGGCTGCTCATTGCTGGATGGGCAGCGCTTGCGCCGATCTGCGGTGCTCTTGACTGGCGACCGCATATCTGGCTCACAGCAGGCGCCGGCTCCGGCAAGTCCGCCATCCTTGATCGCTACATCGCCCCATTACTCGGCGACCTTGCCCTTCATGTCGCCGGCAACACTAGCGAAGCTGGCCTACGGCAGACCCTACGGGCCGATGCATTGCCGGTTGTGTTTGACGAGGCGGAGTCCAACGAGCGCCCGGATCAGCAGCGGATGCAAGCCGTGCTGTCATTAGCACGTGTGGCCAGCAGTGAGTCACGAGCGCAAACCATCAAGGGCAGCGCCGAAGGCGATGCACAGCGCTACACCATCCGCTCAATGTTTCTAATGAGCAGCATTGCTACTGCGCTGAAACAAGGCGCCGATAAATCACGCTTTGCGCAGCTCACCTTGCGCAATCCAAATGAGTTTGCCAAGCAAGCAAGGTTGGATCACTGGGAAGCGCTAGACCGCGATCTTGACCGCTACGTGACTGATCAAGTCGGGCAACGCTTGCAGGCGCGAACCATATCGCTGATTCCTGTTATTCGCCAGTCGGTTAGGGTCTTCACCCGTGCGGCTGCTGAAGCTTTCGATAGCCAGCGGCTCGGCGATCAATACGGCACGTTGCTAGCTGGAGCATGGTCTTTGCAGTCGCGCGAGGTGCCGACACGCGATCAAGCGTTCGCCTTGATTGATCAAAACGAATGGGAATCTTACTCTCAAACCACAGAGGTGCCTGACGAAAAACGATGCCTGCAACGTATCTTGCAGCAGCAAATCCGCGTGGAAGCGGATAAGGTTGTCACTAGAACTATTGGCGAGCTGGTAGAGCGTACCCTTGGCTATTCCAATGACTTGGCGGTAACCAAAGAGCTTGCCGAGGCAACGCTTGGTCGCAATGGGATCAGGGCTGATGACGGTTGCGTGGTGATCAGCAATACCGCAGAAGCCATTGCCGCCATCTTGTCCGATACGCCATGGAGCAACTGCTGGTCGACCGTTTTGGCGCGTTTGCCCGGTGCAACCAAGCCAGGCGTAACACGATTCAAAGGCGTGACAGGAGCCTCAAGAGCAGTGTCCATCCCGATTTCCGAGGCATAGCGTTACGCCTGTTACGGTCGCCGTAACGCTGAGATCCCTTGCGCCGCAAGGGATGTTACGGAAAACCCCGCTTGTTACGCTTCCGGAATACATCCCCCCCTATAGAGAGAGAAGAAATAATCCCTAAGCAACCCTGCTCCTATGTATGTATATGTATCTGGAAAAAGGCGTAACAACGTAACAGGGGTGGCCAAACCCACTGCGCTGCAGTCGATCTTGGATGTTACGGTAGGCGTAACAGGCTGTTACAGGCGTAACATAGGCCCCTAGGGGCCTAATCTGCGCCAGCCACCAAAGCCGAATGCCCGAAATCAAGATCAATGTCACCGCTGACGACCTGGCGCGGTTGAACGCCGAAGCAGCGGCGCATGGCATCCCGCGTGCGCATCTGATCCGGCAGCGTGCTTTGAGCGGTGGGGTTGTTGCAGGATTGACCACGGCGGCTTACCATGCTCTGGTGGCGGACGCCTGCGCCTTCATGCGTGGTGACCTGAACCGCCGACACGTTGAAACTCTCGTTGCATATGTCATCGCTCATTCACATTCCAGCCAAGCAGCAACCGGTGATCAATCGGCTGCATGAGACCATGACCCAGGCAGTGGCGTACGCCGCAGCCATTGCCGACAACGCCATTGATGACGGCGTACCGCTACCCATGGAGCTTGTGGATAGCTTCGCCGCTGATTACGAACGCATCATCAACAGCCTCGTCACTGCCGCCACCGTCAAATGAAAGCCGTCACCTGCCAAGCCGATCTCGATCACGCGCTGCGCACCATCGCGCCAGCCGTTGGTCATCGCAGCAGCCACCCGATCCTTGACTGCTGCTTGATCCAATCCACTGGTGGTGCCATGACCATCACCGGCTTCAACCTTGACCTCGGCATCACCGTCACCATTCCGGCCGCAGTGGAGACCGATGGCGCTGTAGCGCTGCCGTATCGGCTGCTGGCTGGCCTTGTGAGCCGCTTTGACGGTGATGAGGCTCTGACCCTCGCAGATGGCGCTCTAACCGCTTCTGCGGGCTCCTACGGGCTTGCTGCGGCTGATGCGGCGGATTACCCCGCGCTGCCGGTTGTAGACGCCGCTACCAGCGAGCTGCACCTATCCGCCGGCATCCGCGCCTGCATGGCAGCTGCCAGCACCGACGCCAGCAAGCAGATGCTTCAGGGCATCCACCTCGGCAACGGCCACATGGAGGCCACTGACGGGCATCGCTTGATGCGTTATGCCATTGACCTGCCAGATGGCCTAGACCT